GATATGAAGCGAACCACCGCCAGCAGGGGCAATGTACGCAATCTTATCATAGTCGCGGTTCTTCGAGATTGTTACCTGACCATTAGGCGGAACCAGATAGTCAGCGGTAGTTGCTGCAACCGTGCCAGTGCCGACGCGGACAAAGCATTCAACCGAGTTACGGCTGGTGATGCAAAGCGTAAGCGTGTTGACGCCAATTTCAGTGCTTGCAGTCGTTGAGCCTGGGGTAACAGAAAAGCCACGGCCATAAGCTGGGGCAAAGGTTTCAATATCAGCCATAAATAAACTCCTTTAATTTCCTTAGCGTAAATTGCGCTATCTGTCACCACTTAGTCTTGTCAGCCCAATATGCCGCAGACATCTTGCCCTTGGCTATGTTCTTTGCGTGACGGGCCTTAAAGCTTGCACGCTTTTTCTTCATCGCTTCAGACTCGTCCTTCTTTGGCGATCCAGCGGTCTTAGCGCCTTGTTCTCCAAATCGAATGGTCTTGATTTTATCACCCACCTTGGCGACAACAACGTGCGACTTCTTCGGATGCGATGGTGTGCGCTTTGGCTTGTTATAGCCAGCAACGCCCACACGAGTAAGGCGAGAATCCTTTTTCATGTGAGCGCCTTTGCTATCTTACTTCTTTTTCTTCTTTGCTTTGGTCATCATCATTGACTTACCAGCCTTAGCTGGAGCCTTCTTCGACATTGACATAGCCTTTGAGCCGTAGCTCATCTTTCCGCCACCCATTTTCATTTCAATTCTCCATTAACTAAGTTTAACTTATCCAACACGCCAGATAATGCCGTCGCTGAATACGGGGATTTGGTTCGATCCACCACCAGCAGCGGCAGCGTTGAAAGTTGTCGTGTTGCAGTTCGTGATGAATGCACGCGCACCAGTATTGCCAACAGCATTCGGCAACTGGTCAAAGCGCACAGGGATTGTCTGAACCGAAGTACAAACAACAGCGTCAAAGTTTTTCTCAATAAACTGAGTGAATGTTGTGATCGAGGCACGACGCGAGTCGCCTTGATTTGGAACATAAAGGACGAGGTTGTCGCCCATTGAAAGCTGCGTGATAAGCGGAAGCTGATTGATAGTAGGCATTGATTAACTCCATTCAAGAGGGCCATCAGGCCCAGCATTTACAGGGTCATAAGGGCGATTGACGTAAGGGTTATCCCAACGCCAAGGCTTGTTGCCCTGACCGATTGGCATTGTTGAAGGCAACTGCTGTTCTAGCGGATAGGTTGCGCGTTGCAGCAAGACATTGAAAGCGCCCTTAGCTGATACCTTGGTGTCAGGAGCTACGGCCTTGCCGTACCCTGGGGCAATACGAATGGCTAGGTTTGTAATGATGGCTTCCCATGCGCTGTCAGGCACATTGGTTTGTTCGTCTAGATCGCTGTCTTGTGGGCTGCTTGGCATTGCGTAGCCAAGACGGATGCCCATTGCGTTCCATTCAGCCATCATGGAATCTAAGCGGCGCAAAGCGGCTTCTAGCTGTTCAGGCTGAAGATCAAAGACGTAATCTGCCAAGCCTATTTCTTCAAAGGCTGACGTTACGAATTGGCGCTTTGTATATCCCATCTCAGACTTCCAATGCTGACGTTATACGTTCTGACAGCGTTATATCAGAAGTTCGCGCATTAAACGATACCCCTAATTCTTTCGCTTTAATTTCCAGTTCCTCACGGGTTGGGCCGGAGACTTCATCAATCTCAACAGCCTCAACCTTTGGCTTTTTGTCTAACTTGCTTGCGGCTTCTTCATAAGACGCAGACCAGCCTTTAGCGATCAATGCGTCGAAAGCTTCTTTATCCGCAGCGGGGCGAGTAGCATATGTGCCACCACGAGGCTTCTTAAATGGCCCAGGAACGCGATAAAGAATGGTTGGGAAGTCAGTCATTTCTTTTTGCCCTTCATTGGCTTTGCAGTCTTTGCTGATGCGATGAAGTCAGCCTTTGTCGGCGCTCCCTTGCTACCAGGCTTCTTCATGCGCTCTGGTGTCTTGCCAGCAGCCTTCTGTGCCTTGATGCGCTTACGCTTCGCATTGATGTTTGCGTACAGGCCCATCTTCATTTCTTTGGCTTCCGCTTAGGAGCCTTTGACGGCTTCCCTGCTTTCATTGCTGCATCGCGTGCTACATTGAGCGCAATGGCAATGGCTTGCTTTCTGGGGCGACCAGCCTTTTCTTCCATCTTGATATTCTTGCCGATGCTTGCGCGGCTAAAACCTTTTTTCAATGGCATTGGTTCGCTCCTTGAAGAAAAGAGGGGGAAGCCGAAGCTCCCCCCATCCCTATTACGTTTGGTTGAAAAGCAGGATGCCTGCCATTTCAGGGTTCGTCATGACCACACCATACAGTGTGTCCAGCGTGTAAAGCGTCTGGAAGGTCAGTGGATCGAACTTCTTGGTCATGACCAATTCGATGCCCTGATCCGTCGATGCACGAAGAACGTCAACGCCTGCGCCATCTGGAACAGCATAGCGACCTGGGAGGAGTTCGATCGAATCCTTGCGCCAGAATGGGTTGATGTTCGAAGCTGCAACGTTCAAGAAGTTGAGCGGAGCAGCCGAAGCAGCAGCTACCAATTCAACGTTCTTGTACTGCAGTTCAGCATCAGTTGCTGGAGCAGTCGCCGCGATGATTGGAGGGCTGATTACCAACGTAGTGCCGCCAGCAGGGACGTCAATTACGCGGAAGGTCTTCAGTTCGCCAGTCGAACGCTTCGTGATGTGGTGGACTGCTTCGATGCCGTCGATGGTGAACGCGTCACCAGCAACAACGCCAGTTGACGATGAAACAGTTACAGTCTGGTAACGGTTGTCAACGTTTAGGATGCCGCCAGTGCTGGTCGTTGTCGCCTGTGGAACATACTGAGCTTGAGCGCCAGTGGTGTTGATGGTGACAGTTGCAGAGTTAGCAGCGCAACGGTTTGCATAGTCAAGCTTGTAGGTCTGGAAGCTTGCGACTTCACCGACGAACGAACGCTCATATGCGTTAGCCGACTTGTTACCAGTGAACGAACGAGTCGCTACTGCCAAGTTGCCAGCCATGCCGTTGTAATCGCGGCTCGACAAAGCGAGGTAACGATCGCCAGCCATAACACCCTGCTCGTTCATGATGCTGTCGCAAAGCGCGATGTCATCATAATCGCCAGCAGCAGTAGCTACGTCAACAACCAGCGTACCTTGAGCAGCAGCCAAATCCATAACGGAAAGGTTGATGTCAGAAGCAAGCTTTTGCTTTGCCGAATCGCCCAAGCGACCTTCCTGCAACGCATCACGCAGTTCCAGTGCGTTCATCTGCCAAGCAGAGCACTTGTTGAAACCAAGGGTCGATGGAACAGAAAGCTGAGTCATTGTCGAAACGTCGCTGGCGATTGATGTGCCAACAACGCGGTCGAACGACTGAGCGATGTAAGGTTGTGGACGCCAGATGGTGTCACGAGCGCGTTCCATCGTTACGCCATTGGTGTTGTATACGTTGATGTTCTTTGACAGGATCAAAGCATCGTTGAAGCCTTCAAGGATGTCCTCAAAAGCAACAATTTCTTCTTTTGAAAAAGCGTTAGCCATTATATTAACTCCGAAAAATTAGGTTTATTTCTTACGACGCTTGTATTCCATGACCTTTGATAAGTCTCCAGTCTTCAAGGCTTCGGCGCGTAAGCGTTCAAGTTGTGAATCAATGGAACCAGACACACGCCCACCGCTTGTGGTGATTGTACGTTCTGGTGCGGTTGCTGCCCTACGGTTAGTTACTTTCAACTGAGTCTCCAGTTTTGCTACCGCAAAGGCAAACTTCACGGGGTCGGTGATTGCTGCAAGTTCCTTTGCACGCTTGGCGCTTTTGCCAATTGCGTAGATAAGCAAAGCAGGGTTGTCAGAGCCTTGTAGAACAATCCCTTGTTGCGTTACGTCAAACGTATCTAAAGCCGTAGCTTCAGCTTCGTCATAGTCCCGCACCTTTAACGAGGCTCTCGCCTTCGCATAGGAATCAAGCTTGTCCTGCCATGCTTTAGACTCAGCATCTCGCTGCGCTGCAACATTGGCTTCGGCTGCATCATATTCGCGTTTATGCTCATACCATTCAGCTAGCTTTTGTTCGTACTCGTCGGAATCATAGTCGCAACTTTCAAGCGTTGGCTTAGATACTAGTGCAACTGGCTTGGTCTCAGTTGCTGTGGTATTTAGCTTTGCTTCCAGTTCGCGTATCTTCCGCTCTTTTTCCCGATTTGATTTACGCAATTCACGCACCCAAGCAGGCGCACGAACTTCTTCATCTTGAGGTGGCGATTCCTCTCCGATAGATATTACGACTTCATCTTCGTCATCTTCGTCTTCTTGATCATCGTCGATGGCATTGGTCTCATCATCCGATTGCTCGTCAAAGTCTGTGTCGATGTCGATTGTTTCGATATTGTCGTTATTATCCAATTCTGCCGTTTTCATGTTTTAACCCCATTAACTCACCCTAATTGTGTGGAGGGTGGAACCACATTCGTACTGGGTCGCAATGCTTCCCCAATCTTTTCAGCAGTCTCAATTGCCGACTTGCGCTGGTCAATGTCGATGTTTGAGATAGTCTCTGCTGTCTTGGCCTTCGTTTCTTCCGAACGTGCCAATGTATATTCAGTGTTAGCTTGTGCCTGTATAGCTTGAGCCTGTGACTTAGCGGCTTCAGCAAGCAAGTAAGTGGTCTGTGCATCTTGCTGCACGTTTGCTTGAGCTTCCATCATCTGCTGCTGTTCTTCTTCCGTTGGCTTCACAACGCCCAACTGAACTAGCTGCTTGCGGAAATATTCCTTGATGTCGCCAATGCCTTCGCCTTCCATGTTCATGATAGCCATAGCTTGCAGAACCTGTTGGGTTGTTGGGTCAGTGGTAACTTGCATCATGCCTGTAAGCGCACGAACTGTTGCATCGCGGCGGCTGCTAAACGATGGGCCAACATCTACAGCGACATCAAACAAAGCGTCGCCCAGGTTGTTCTCGTAAATCAGTTCGCCAGTTTCTTCATCGATCTGTGGCTTCATCAGTTCGATCGAACCAACTTCCTCCATAGAGCCGACTACTTTCATCTTACGCTTTTCTTCAACGTAGATGTCTTTCGCCATTGAAAGCCATATCTCACCACAGCGCCGCACAGCCTTAGCCATGTTGCTCATGTAGATGAACGTCTGCATATCCAAGCGGGTCTGGATTAGCTCAACAGCCTTGCCGCTGATGTTGCTAACCATCTTGTCTGATTGCTGATTGTTGCCCAGTATCTCAGCCATATCAGATTCAGTGATCTGCAACAGTGCAGCCATCGCTGGCGGAATCTGTGGCGACTTGGTGTAAGCAACAGGCCCAGTAGCTTGAGTCTCACCATTGGGGCCAGTGATAGGATTGACCAGGAGGTAAGGATAGTTGCGAAGGTTGTCTTCAGCCCACATCACTTGGTGACCAGAGACTTGCTCTGGAAGCAGGATTGGCTTTTCGACGGAGGAAAGCGCACTGATCTCGCCCAGCTTCGATAGCTGCATATTCTTCAGGCGCTGCGGGTCTTTCGCTAGGCGCACTTGGCCCATGCAACGCTCTACGTTGTCAACGAACCAACGCTTGCCGTAGACAGGAACGATCGGAATGTTCTTGCCAGCAATGTAGCCCATGTCATCAAGGATGCCACCACCGCTCATGATATACTTGCGTACGCGCTTACGCTTAATGCGCTTCTGGCGCACTTCCACAGTGCCGACAGCGGCAAGAGTTTCTTCAAGCGTTTCATCTGCGTCGAAGTCTGCTTGCGTATAGCGTTCTTCTTCGCCTTGAATTGTCAGGAAGATGCGGACTGTTTCACGGGTTTCCTCGACGCGATAGTATTCAGCGACGAACACAACGTCAGGCGTATCCCAGTCAAATTCGTACTGGTGAATCTCTTTAGGCCATGTCGTTGGGTCATCATTCCATTCAGCTTTGTAAGCGTCATAGGTCATGGAATATAGAACGAAGCAATACTTAGCGTCGGCTTTGTCCTGGCGCTTAGAGTCAAGGTCGAAGAACACAGAGCTATCAGCATCATAGATTGGTTCTATGCGGATGCGCTGGCGTTCATCCTCGTCATTCTCATCGTCTTCATAAGCAGTGCGTAAGCGCCATGCACCAATCCCACCGCCTACAGCTTCCTCAAAAGCGTTGTCGTATGCTTCTTCAGCGCCGCTGTCCCGTTCGTCTGCACGATAAAGGCCGTTGCAAGTCTCAGCTAGTTTTTCATCCGTGTCGCCGTCCTTGCTTACAAAGTCTACAGCGATGCGGTTATTACGATATTCGTTGATGATACGAATGACGCTAAGGTGAATCTTGTTTACCTCAAAGCGCGGCTTGTTTTCGTATTGGTCACCAAGTGGGCCTTCCCATTGTGCGCCAGCGATTGAATAGAAGCGTCTGTCCTGAAGGCACTGTAGGCGCTCATCACGGACTGAGGATTGAACACGATCGAACTCCGTCATCGCCTGTTGATGGATGTTCTGGAACCTTTGTTCTTTATTCAGTCGAGCCATTTACCACCTACTCACAGTTGCCAAAGGTTGCACATCGAAAGTCTTTGGAGGGACTGCTCGACGTATGGCCTCGCACGCATAACGTAGCGCATCTATAAGGTGATTATCACGATCCGCAAGGATTGGCAAGATTTGTCCTGTCAAGGGGTCAGTTTTATAACTATAGCACGTTAATTCGTCGATCGTGTGCTGGCAGCGAGGGTGGACAACAATGTCATATGACTTCAACCATTCGACGCCTTCCTCTACAGACTTAGGCCCTTTGACTGCCGCCATGATCTTTGGGAAGCCATGTTTACGCATATGGCTAATCGTTTCAGGTCGTGCGCTATCAGCAACGATGGGCCACTTCTCAGACTCCGGCACAGTAAAGAACAGGTCAGGCGTGTCCATAATCTCGCAGCCTACACGATACGCTTCATGATCGACATAGATTGTGCGGCCAACAACATGGCAGCGGATTAGAACAGTCGGGTCAGATGCAAAGCCCCAGTCAGCGCCGAAGCGATGTGTTGCGTCCTCTGGCGTTTCAAAGTCTTCTATCTTCCAGTTGCGGAATACACGCGCTTCGCTGTTCGATGCGTAGCTTCCCAACCAAACGTGCTTGTATTTGTCAGGGTCACGCTCTCGATCGTATTCCATCTCCGCTTTAAGCACATCAGGGAACCAAGGATTGTCTCGATAGTTTACCTGAGAAACCACAGCATCAGGTGGTGGCGTTTCACCACGCAGCAACATATCGATCGGGTCGCTGCTGTTCAATGGGTTCCATGTGAACCACAGTTCGCTGTCTGGCTTACGGATTGTCGGACGCAATAGATCGAGTGAGCGTTGCGATAGCGTCTGAGCTTCTTCTACCCAAGCGCAGTCATAACCTTCCAGCGACTTAATGGAGTCGGCTGTGTGGTTCTGCATCCCCTGGAAGATGATTAGGCCATCGCCATGCAGGGATTTTATCTGAGTCTCTTGAATCTCAAAGTAATCCTGCACGCCAAGCTGTTCTATCTTTAGCTCCAGCAAACGCTTGACGGATTGCGATAGCGACTTCTGTATTTCACGAACGCAAACAGTTCTGCGCCGCTGATCCATAACGTGCGCTTCGATAACCATTTCAGCGAAGGCATGACTCTTGCCTGAACCACGCCCACCATGAGCGCCCTTGTAGCGGCTAGGCTTTAGGAATGGTTTGAACCATCGCGGCGTTTTAATCTTCAGCGTTGTCATCAATCACTTCGCGCTGGATGTGTGTAACTAGATTGCCTGTGAGATTCAGCTTAGATGGAGCGTCAAGGCCAATCATTGCGTTGATAGCTTTTACAGCGTTCACTTTGTCGCTTGGCTTTGCGTCTGTGTCTAATCCTTTGGCTATCGTAGACAACACATCAAGGCTGTCTGCCATCGTCCAAACTACACGTTCAGCAACGGCTGCTCGTAATTCAGCAACCCTTGTTGAAACGTCAGTATTACTCATTAGCTTTGATGCGTTAGCTTGGCACGTTTCAGGCTTAGTTGTCGGCTTAACGTCAAAGGCGGCTCTGTAAGCGTCTGCCTGTGTTTTACCTGATGCTACTTCGTGAGCGAATCGCTCTTGTTTAGGTGTTAACGCCATTTGTCTCAGCTTCCATAAAAGGTCTGGTATTTGTTCAATACACCAGCAATCATGAAATGAAAAGGTCTCCCTGCTTTTGTGCATCTTCAATGCGCTTGCAGGCTATGTCGAAATACTTTGGTTCCCGTTCAATGCCGATGAACTTGCGGCCCATCTGAACGGCTGCAACGCCTGTTGTGCCGCTACCCATAAAGGGGTCGAGGATGGTCATCCCTGGAGTTTTAACCAGTAGTGCCGACATTAAGGCAATGGGCTTTTCTGTTGGGTGGAATCTTTGTTTATCAGGTGTAAAGTTGGGTGATGGAGCATTTATGCGGATAACAGATGATCCGCGATGGCCCTCAAAACCAGAACCCATGACATAAATTTCTTCGGTGTTAGGTCGCCACGGTATTGAAAGGTCTCCCATGCCAACGTGATCGCCCTTCTCCCATATCACAGTCTGCTTTGTTGCCTTGGGTTTTGGCGCTTTCCAGCTTCCGAATACTAGCGCCCGTTCACAATCCAACATCGCAAGAACATCGTCGCGCAACGCTACATCCGCGTCGCCCAAGATGGTCACACCTTTAAACTTGCCACCCATGCCCGTCGAATAAGCTACACCATAAGGCGGATCAGTTACCACAGCGTCAACCTTACCAAGTGTCGGCAGAATGTCGCGGCAGTCTCCCAGATACAGCGTTGCGTTGCCAATGATGACAGGCTCAACCATTCTCTATCTCAATAAGCTTTGACAGATAGTGCTGCGCCTTCATCAAATCCTCAATCCCGTTCTTGTCACGATAGCGTGCGAGATATTTTATGCAGTTGCCTTGCAGATAACCTGCAAAAGCTTCTGGCGACATCCAAGACTCCATTGCTTGCCAGGGCTGAACGCTTTTGGATGCGTAATGGTCTCCGCCTACTTGATGTGAATTAATATTCTCCATCATCTTCCTCCTCGTCGTAATCAAACGGATCATATCCCTTTAGCATTGCATCGACTGCAACCATGATAGGCCCAGTGATACGCACCTTGCCAGATTCCATCTTGCGAATGGTTGTGCCGCCATTGTCAGGAGATAGGCGGAGGGCGTCCGCCATCTCGTTTACGCTGTAGCCCATGTAGGCTCTGGCTAGTTTAAGCTTTGCTGGCGTCATGCTTCTTCCATCTCTGCTATCGCTGCCATCTTCTGCAGTGAGTGAACAATGGTGCTGTGATCGCGGTGCATAATCCGTCCAATCTCTGTAGTTGAATAGCCCTTTTCTCTTAGCCTTACAACGCATTTGCGCCTTACTTTTACCAATGTCTTCAGTTTGCTTTTACCTAGAATGTCTTCAACTGTGTAACCGTATAACTCTGCGATGGCATCAATCTCTGCCAGGTTCCGTTCCTTTGGCGTCATGAGGCTTCCTTGTGGAAAATTCCGTCAATCATTTTGCCTTTGCGGTCTTTGATTTCCTGCCATGCGCCATCGATGCAATCCTCAATCTGCATACCGTTCTGTGCAGCCATGATGGTTAGCACGACAACCATATCCCCAATGGCGTCCGCAAACTCTATGTCGTTCTTTTTAGCGATAGCGTTAGCCAGTTCCCCAGCTTCCTCGATCAGCTTTACGAATTGGTTTTTCAGGTCGCTGCCTTTGATTAGGTTGCGATCTTCAGCCCAGCCACGAATTAAATCTGCATACAGCATTAGATTGTGTTCTTTTTGACAAAGCGGCCTGTCTTGGAATCGCGCAGTGAAGCGTTGCGTTTCAAGGATAGCAATTCGGCTGCATCGTGCGTCCACATGGCTTGCCAAAATTGGCGGTCTCTATGCGTCATCCATAGGACAAACAGTGTTATGGCTTCCAGAGCCAGCAGTGCAATGATTGCAATTTCATATTGGTTCATTTTCAGTCTCCATATTGACGAGGCCTAGCCTCTGGTTATGCGAACGTGAACTGACGTTCGTGAAAGCAGTGAGCGAACCAGCGAGGAGCTGGATTGCTGCTAATTAGATCAGCAAAGAACGCATATTCTGCATTACCTTTTCCATCAAAGCGAAAGCAACGATCGGAAGGCTGGCGCTCATCAGCGTCAGTGACTTCGATGAAAACACCGTCAGCGAGTGTGGAAAACTTTACTAGCATTAAACTTACTCCTTAAAGGCGAGGCATTGCCTCCGTTGCTGTGCCACCCTTCTAAGATTGGTCATTTTATATGTCAAACACTTTTTTCAATAAGATGCATTTTTATTTAATATGAAAAAGGCTCTTGACATTAATGTTTCAATCTGCTATATAATGTGCATCAGCAAGAAACACCTTGTTGATGGGGCCTCGCCCCGCTCTTTGACAATTTGGAGATTGAAATGAATTTAAAAGACCTACGCGCACGCGCTGCAACCATTGGTATTCGTATTGAAGCTGAACGCTTTGATATTCCAGTAGACGGAAACTTTTGGGGATATTGGCTGATTGATGAAAAGACCAATGATGGCGTTTGGGACGATGAAAATTATTGCTCAAACCACAAAGAATTAAGCGATTCGCTTCGGCAGCTTGAATTTGAACGTGGTGTTAGATTCAAAGCAATGATGCCTTTCTAGTAAAAGATGGCCCTGCCT